GTCCTGGCACGGTTGCGCCTGATTTGAGAATATCAACATAGTTGGTATCCATAAGATCAGAGCGGTAACCACCTCGCAAGGCAACAGGTATAGTGCGTTGCAGATTCCGTGAAAGTTCCTGAAAGCTCGGATATATCCGAGCGAGTCGGGAAACTTTATTTGCGGTAACGATACAATCATGGATGTTGTGGTTCCATAGGAAGTCATAAGACTCTATGTAACCATGATCATCATGATAATTCGCACCGCAACTTTCACGAAATGGCCCTTCTATAAAACTCTTCTCTTCATTGACTACAAAGCCAACGGAGTTAAGGAGTTCTATTAGACGAGGTGCTTTGTCTTTAGCGATGATTATATCATCTCCAAAAACAGAAGCACAAGGGTCAAGCACTCTGCAAACAGCTGTCAGTATCAACGTCATAAGCTCAAAGGTGAAACCGTTCCCCATGGAGCTGACTTTACGGGCTTGATGGTAATTTCCATCAGGTCCTAATATGAAAGCCGATCTGGCATTCATAATTTGGTCAACAACATGCTTTGGGAACAGGAACTCCACTAAGCTGAGGGCGATTGAATCGCTTGCATTCTTCAAATCTATCGTGGCGACAGTGTCGTCAGCTATACGTCTCCGATGTTCATCGGCTAGCGTATCAAGATTTGTTCCGAAAGACTCTTCTAGAATCTTACGGAGATGAATGCCGATACTGCGCTGTACCAGGATGTTTCCAAAGGGTTCGATGTTGATAGGTCGGTCTTTTTCGTTATTCTTGGGAACCGTTGCAAAACGGCTCCCGTGTGTGAAGGTCACAATCTGTGACAACTTCCACGAGAATATATCGAAACCGATCCGACTTCTGGGAGAGAATTCCCTGAATCGTCTGAAAAGACGATTCTCGGATTCACGCCTAGACTCGACAAAACCCCTTTTGAGAAACCAGGAGTCGTAACGACGTGCAGCTGCTCTTTTGAGGGCCTTATGACGATAACAAATCTTGGCAAAAGCCTCGAAATTGTCGTACGTACAGGTCCAATCAGAGGAACAAAGTCTAGCTTCAATGCTATTACTCCCCCTTGTGGAAGTGAATTCACTTCCCTTTGGGAATTCCACTGATCTAAAGGAACAGCCTGAGGTGACCCTGTGAAGGACACTTCGTGCACTGTACCACTCACCTGGTGGTAGATGAATGTTATGGAGTCGTCTATCATCTGAGAGCCAATTATCCCAACATTGAGATTTTCGACTTTCAGATTTAGACGCGTTCGGTTCTTCGAACTTCTTTTGGAGTCGCCGGAAGGCGAACTCTTCAGAGAATCCACGATTTGACTCAGTTTGAGTAAATTGTGAAAGAACCTTATTAAAGGCACGGATAGTGCTTTGATAATTGTCCATAGCATAATGACCCTACTACACCGAACCAACAGTGTTATAGGGAGTCGTGGTCGGTTC